CCGTTCAGTCCGCTGTTGCCGATCTGGCCGCCGAGCAGGTTGTCCAGGTAGGCATCGTTGCCGGCCTTGCGCGCCTTGGCATGCAGCTCCTGGCCGATCGACGCCGCGACATTGGGCGCCAGGACGCTGCCGAACTTGTCGAATATGCTCGACGCAGTGCCCCAATCCCCGTGCGCGGCCGCGCCCTCGATAGCGGCATGAATGATCATGCCCTGCTGATCCTGCCCGGCCTGGATGGCCGCCGGGTCGGTGCCGTCGCCGCCATGCGCGCGGCGAAACGCCTGGATGCCGGCCGCGTTCGCGTCGGCCAGTGTGTGCATCAGATGGTCGGGATCGTTGTAAGTAGTGGCCGCCTGACGCATCTGCGTGTCGAGAGTGGACTTCGCGACGGTGTCCTGCCACGCCTGCTGCTGCGCGTCCAGATGGCGTCCGACCTGTTCCTGCGTTGACGCCATCAGTCGGCGGGACTGCTCGTCGAACTGGAGGCGCTGGGCGTCGTTCTGCAGGCCAGAGCTGATTTGCGAGCGCAGAGACGTCAGCTTCTGCATCATACCCGGGCCGGCGTTGAGGGCGTCTTCGCCGCGCAGAGATATCAGACCGCCGCGTTCCGGCGACCCATCTGGCGCATTCGCGTCGCCATACAGGAGGTTCATGGTCTGATTGGAGTATTGGTTGAATGCGTTGTCGGTTGCGGTCTGGTTCTGCCGCATCTGGACGGTTTGCGCAGCCTGCTCGAGCTGCCCGCTGCCTTGCTGAAGCTGGTTCCCCACCTGCTCGGCCGTGCGCGCGTTGATGGCGCCGAATGCGTTGGCCGGCGCGTTGACGTCTATGTAGTCGCGGCCCGGCGCGCCTGCGGCCCGGGCGGTGGGGATGCCGGCGTCGTATTGGGCCAGTCCACGAATGCTGTCGCTCATAGGCCACCCGTTCCGTCACCGACTATTGGACCGCCCTGGTCCGCGCCGCCAGTCCCGCTTGTGCTGCCGCTGGTGCTGCCTAGCGCGCCGCTGTTCTGGAAGGTTGTCCACTTGTTGGTCAGGGCGCTGGCGCCTTCGATCAGGCTGCCACCGGCCGCCGGCAGCGCGGCGTTGTTGGCGTTCGCGGCCGCTGTGGTGTCGGCGTTGGACTGGCTGGTGAATGCCATGGACTGGTTCTGGTAGCCGTAGGCAGCGAGAGCAGAGTTGTGCTGCAGGGTGTTGATGTCCTGGAGGGACGTCATGCGCTGCGACACCCTGGTGTCCACGTTGGACCCGCTGTTGACGTCGGTCCCGAGAGCCCCTTGCATGGCTGCCTCGGCACCTAGCCTGGCGCGGTTCGCGGCGCCCTGGGCCGCCACGTCTTGCTGCCCCTTCTGCGCCTCGAGGGACGCGTTGTAGCCGGCGATCTTGGCGTTGTTCGCCGCGACCTCGGACTGATACTGAGCCTGCTGCGCCTGGGACTTGGCCGAGTTGTATGCGCCGAGCGCCGACACCGCAGTGCCGATCGCGCCGAGGGCAAGTGAGGCTATGGGCAGAACGGCCATTATCGTGTCATCCTAATCTTGCGCACCATGACCCCACCGAGGTCCATAGGCTCGAGCACCGTGAATCCCAGGAACTCCGCGTAGCGTGCCACCCGCGCGTCTCCGTCCAGGATGTATCCGTAGAGCGAGAGTAGCATCCCGCCTTGTAGCAGATCCTGTAGCCACGCGCGAGAAGCGTTTGCCATCATGCGCTTGTGGTGGCGGGCTTCCTCGGTGACGCAGAACCAGACGTATCCCTCGGTCTCCAGGGTGCCGGCCATGAGGCCCCACATTGCCAGCGGGCGCCCGGACAGCTCGGCTACCCACACCTCGGAGCACCGGGCTACCAGCTTGCGCAGCTCGCGGCGCGCGCCAAGGTGCTTGATGCCGACGATCGCCTGATCAGACATGCCGGCTATCAAGGGTCCGACATGCGTCGGCCTGGCCGGAACTATCTGCGGAGCATCCACGCGCCGGGGCCTTGCTGCTGCCTGCGGTGATCGGGGTGCTGCTGCGGCTTCTGCTCCTGCGCGAAGCCCTGCTCGGTGATGTCGCCCTCGAGCAGCTCGGGCATGACGGACAGAACCTCGAGCGGTAGCGGGAGGGGCTGCTGAATGGCGAGCTGGCCCGGTTTGGCCCAGCTATCGTTGACCGTAGTGCGGAGTTCCCCGCTCTGCAGGAAGGTCACCGGCTGTCCGGCCGGAGATAGGTATGTCAGGACCGATTGCGACTGGGTGCCCTGCTGCGGCTGAAGGGGCGTGGTGGTCATGTTGTTCCACGCCGGCCCGATCGACTGCGGTGCGGTGGTCGAGCCGTCTATCTGATTGGTCCCGAGCTGGACCGGCCCGCTCTTGTTGACGCGCGCCGTCAGGGCAGACACCGCCTTGCGCCGGCCCTGCACAGTGGGCGAGCCTGCGTCGAGGCGAGGCGTCTGGAGCTGCGGCAGGAACGGCAGACCGATCTTCACGTTGGTGGCCGGGAACGGCAGGGTCACTGACCCATCGAGCGCCACGATCTGCGGCGCCATGGGGATGCCGTCCAACAGCCCGACAACCGCGATCCCGATCAGGTGGTCGAAGCCCCATATCTGCACGACCGGCTGGGTGACCGTCCATCCGTTGTCGCACGACAGGAAGGTGAACGGCGCGGTGTCGGTAAAGCAGAAGCCGCTCGGGCCGAAGGTGGCGCTGGTGTTGCCGGATACCTGCCACTCATACTCGGTGCCGGGGATCAGACCGGTGATCGTGTAGGACGTGGCGTTGATGCCGTTGATCTGCGTCCAGGCCGACGATCCGTTGATGCGATATCGCAGCGCGTAGGGCTCGTCGCCCGTGTCGCTCCACACCGGGGTGATTTCGGATGCAGAGTGCGGATTGCCGCAAGTCAGCGGGACGGGCGGGACGCTCGGGAAGACGCCTTCGTAAATGCCGACGTCATCGAACAGTATCTCGACGGGAGGCGACGCTACAATGAACTGCCCCTGGATCTGGAACAGGTCTACGTTGGTCCCGCCGCCGTTCGTGCGAGTGTCGCCGCTGAAGCTCGACGGAGCGCCGCCATCCACGGTCAGGACCGACGTTCCCGTGGCCGACATATCGACCACCCAATTCAGGTGGTGCCATGTGTCGAGCGACAGGGTGAACGAGTGCCAAGGATCGGTAGCCGGGAAGCCGGTGCCTGCGTTGAGGTAGCAGGTGCCTTCGCCGCCCATGTAGAACCGGACGGTGCTGTCCGAGGACGTTTGCTGCAGCAGGAAGCCAGGAGCGTTTGACTCAGGCGGGTCCGGAATGCCGGTGCCGCTCGGCATGTAGACCCACAGGTCCACAGTCCACACGGGGCCGAGCTGAGACACGCCATTGAGGATCGATCGCTGCACCCAGCCGGCGCCTTCGGCCGTTCCGCCGTTGATGCCGACGCCGAGCGATTGGGTCGGGCTGTGATAGAACGTGGTTGATATCTGGCTGTCCGGAAAGCTCGGGCCAGCCGGGCCGGTATTCACCCACGGCGCGGTGATAGTGTTGGAGCCAGGAGGGTAGCTCTCGAAGTTGTCTAACCAAATCCGCGTCGTCATCTTCAGTATCCCTGGATGCCGTATGGCGGCGGTAAGACCCACGTAGCGAACACGTTGCTCGTGTCAGAGAAGCCGGTGATGTTGGCGATGCCACCCGCGATGCGCAGCACTGAGCCAACCATCGATGGCGTGAACGGTGTAGCGTTCGGCGCGCTGATCAGGCAATCACCAGTGAGCGATGACGCCACGAGGATCGCATTGAACGTCGGCATGTCAACGCCAAGCCCGGAGTCAACGCACCACGGATCTTCGCTGCTATCCCACACGCGCGGGTCCATGCGCTCTATGATGTAGAACGCGCCCTGCGGGCTGTTTCGAAGGACGATGACGTAGATCGCATCTACTGGAGGCTCTGTGACTGCGGTCACACTGACGAACGCGCCTAGCGTGTCATGGCGCGCCCAGCCGTAGACTTCCTGCTCCTTCAAATACGTGAAGGACAGCATGACGCCGTCGCATCGGATTGCCCAAATGACCTTGTATGGTTCCTCGGCCCACGCCCACTGCTTCAGCTCGCCGATCGAGAAGAGATGCGATGACAGGACGGTCTGGTCGGTGCCGGCGTAGTTGTTCGTGAAGTAGTTGTATACCATGTCGCGCACGACATTGCCCTTGGCCTGCACGAACAGGATATCGGTGTAGACCGGTATCGGGCCGATCGACGCAGAGATGCCGGCGAACATCTGCGGCGTGGCCTGCTGTCCGGACGGCGTGATCGCCACCGGGTTCAACGCCGAACCACCAGGACCAGATACCTGCCATGCGCCGCCGCCCGTTAGCGTCACGAGTCCGCCTGGCTCAGCGAGCATCCACTGAATGCCGTTCACCTGCTGCGCCCACGGCGTGCCGGTGATCGCGTCGTCAGGCTGCACGGGGATGCCGCTGTCGAAGTTGGTGAAGAAGCCCGGCTTAGACATGAAGTATGTGTCGGGTTGGTTCAGCGTGTTCGCGTATACGCGGCGCTGTTGGAAGTAGGCGACGACGCTGGGATTGTTACCGGTCTGTGGTCCAATCACAATGTTGAGTCCGGCTCCGGTGCCGTCGCCTGCTACTGTCGCGAAGTCGGACGCGGCGTAGTTCTCGCCCGCATTCGTGATGATGTATCCGGTGATACCGCCATTGACGATGACCGGTATGATGATGGCTCCGCTGCCGGTCGAGGTGTGGACCGTAACTGCGGCAGTGGTGTAGTTGTTGCCCTCTGCCGCGACGTTCGCTCCGATGATGGAGCCCGCTGCGAATGGGTTCTTGTGGATAGGTGGAACTTGCGTCTGATCAGGGATCGTGTTCGAGTCAACGAACTGCGTTCCGTAGGACAGTCCGACGAAGCTGAAGATCGCGCCGAGCGGGACTGGGAGAGCCGTGGTGGTGTTGCCTGGCAGCGTGTTGTAGGACGTCGGCGCGCGGTAGACGTTGTAGTATGCGGCATTGTTTACCGTCGACCAGTTGACGATGTTCGATCCAGCGGTGATCGACATATCGACGGCGTTGACAACGTTCCCGATGTTCGATGCTATGCTCTCTTGGCCCGCCGCGTTGACAGCCGTCACCACGTAGGCGTATGCTGCAGGCAGCGTCGGAGGCGACAGGCTGGAGTTCGGCTGCACCGTAGCAGTCACGCCAGTGATCGTCGGCGGGGTAATGTCAACGTCGAAGCTTGTCTGCACCAGCGTCCAGTCTGTATCGGTGATCCGAGACAGGTCGTAGGGCGGATAGTTCGGGTGCGTGAAGCTCATCACGTCCGCGCTCTGCGCGAACTTCAGCGTCGCTATGTCCTGTATCGCCCAAGGAGTCTCGATGGTGAGCAGCTTGGACATTATCCCGCCGGCCAAGTAAGCCGGAAACGCCGTGCTATCGACCGGTGGTCCGGTCAGCATGGAGATTTCAACGTTGTTGGCATCTACCACTGTGACGCCATAGAACCTATCGTTGACCGGTGTCATGCCCTGCACGCCAGAGATGAACGCCCTATCTCCGTTGTTGAAGGAATGACCTGGAATCGTAACCACCGCAGTGGTAGCCTGCGAGATGCCCGTTATGCCAGTCGACAGGTAGACGATCGGCGAGCCCTGGAAGTAGAACGACATATACTGGTTGCCCAGCTCCAGGACGTAGCCTTGGCTGTTCGAGAACTGGAACGTGATCAGGCGCGGAGGGAACTGCGAGTTGGCCGGCGTGCTGGACAGCAGGACGAACTCCGTGCCGCCGCGCGACATAGCGCCACCACGATAGTTCACGAATAGATTCCGCATCGTAGATGCGGCAACGTGATACTTGGAAAGGTCGACGTGCCCGAACAGAGCCGGGGATATTTCCCCAGCAGAGAAGCTCGTCTGGATTAGAGGCGTTGTCATTAGTAGGCGCTGCCGTCAGGGAACGGCGAGGCCTCCCAGCCATTGAATAGATAGCCCGGGCCGGCGTAGCCACCGTCTCCGGCATAGCCGTAGCCTCCGCGCCCACCTGACATGCGGGTGCGTATCCAGGCCGCCTCGTGATTGGTATTGGCCGGCGACTCGTTGCCATCGGCCACGCGCGCCGCGTCGAGTGCCTTCTTTGCGGAAGCGATGCATTGGTCGCGCATCGGTATCGCCAGCTTGGGCTCCTTCGCCATCCACAGCGGCGTCGCGCACTTGGCAGCGAGCACCTGAATGACCGCCTGACGGAACAGCGGGTCCCACACGCTCGGCTGATCGACCAGCGAGGTGTAGACAAGCGACGCCTGCTGCTGGTTCGTCAGGATCACGGTTTGCTGGTTGTATGCGGCTCCCTGGACTCCTTCGAGATCGGGGAGCTGGTTCCAGTTTGAGATGGCCCCAACGACAGTCGGTATAAGGTCTTGGGAGACAAGGAACGGCGCTGGGATCGTGCGGGCCACTGGCCACGGCGAAGGTAGAGTTGTCGGCGGGACGTTGGGTGGCTGGGTGACGATGTTTCCACTTGGCACCGGGCTAGTGATGCTGCCTGTCACAGGGACGTAGCGAGCCTTCAGGCAGTCGACCGGCCACGCATACTCGTAGATCCACAGGCCCATGCCAGGCGTGCCGGTGCCGACCGGAGGCTGGCTCTGCTGCGTAGCGTCCTGCAGGAGGATTAGCTGAGCCTGCCTCCGGCAGAAGTTCCAGTGCGCCGCGCGGCTGATCTCCTCGACGGTCGGAGCGTAGTTGCGAAGCAGGACGCGCGCCTCGCGCGACCCTTCCTGCAGATCACCGATCGTGTTGATCCAGCCGATGCTGTCCAGGGCCTGATTGCAGATGTCCGCGTGCTGGACGCCAAGTATGCTCATGACGGCCTCACCTCTGCCTCAGTCTTCGCCTGGATCGCCATGCGCTCCGCGAGCTGGGTGTCATTCGGATCCTTGCCGAGTTCGCGGCCGAACAGAACTGCAAGCCGCTCGATCAGGCTGTCGATGAAGTTTTGGTCCTGCCACTCGGACGGGTCGACCACGCGTGCGGTTATGATCGCCAGCGGGCGAGAGAGGTTCGTGACGATCACGCGGGCGGCGAGCTGCGAATCGTAGACCGCCTGGAAGATATTGACGCGCGGCATGGCCTCCGGAATGAACAGAGGCAATGGCCTGACGCTGCGAACCTTGATGGCGTTCGCAGGATAGGTGAACTCGTAGATCCAGGGCGGCGGCGGGTTGGTCGACGGGTTCCACGGCGTGATGCCGTAGCCGGCAGGCGGCGCGGTCTTGATCGGCGCGCCGAGGTCCACTTCCTGCTGCAGAAAGTCCCAATCGAACTCGCCGAACAGAGAGTCGCGCGTCTGCCCGTAGAAGTCGAGCGCCACGCGTGAGGCGCGCGAGCCTTCGTATATGTTGCCGATCGGCGTGGGATATCCGCAGCGACGGAGCGCCGCGTTCAGGAGGTCTTCGACCGCGAGTGCCATTAGCTGTCCCTATCCATATCGGACCCGCTGACCTTGCCGGCCCAATCGAGCATCTTCTCGGAGAAGTCCGGGCGCCCGGCGACGGGGATGGCGAGCTGGCTTCCGAGATAGCGCACCATGGCCTCTGTGAAGCTGTCGTCCCAATCTCCCTCTGTCACGTCGTTTGTCGTGATCACCGCCGCGTAGGATAGCTGGTTAGAGCAGACGCACTCCACGCCGTTGCTGAAGTACACCGACCATCGGACTGGCTGCGGATCTAGTATGTTCAGGTTGTTAGGCAGTAGGGTGCGGATGCGAACGGCGTTCGTGGGATAGACGTAGGAGAACGGCGAGCCCGGAAGCCCGCTGGTCCCACCAGTCACGAGCGGAACCACATCGCGGGCGAACTCGTAATCCTGCTGGCGCAGCAGCATCTGCACCGCACCCTGGTATAGGGCCGCCGCGTAGATCCCATTGGGGGAGCCATCGAAGTCAGTGCCAACGGTCCCGCTCGCCAGGGGCACGCCCTGGGCGATTTCCGTCAATGCTCTGTTTACAACGTCCAAACTGGTCAAGCTCGGGATCATGGTCAGGCCTTGTGGAAAAGCAGGTTCACGAACGTGTAGTCTAGGCCGATCCAGTTGATCACGCGCTCATTGCACGCCAAGCGCGCTGTGGTGGTTAGGTGTAGCCCATGATCGAGGGCCACGGCGCACAGCGCTACCAGATCGCCATAGCTGAAGATGCGAACTGGCGCGCCGAACGCTTGGCGATCTCCGGTGTCGATAGGCTCTTGCCAGTAGTCGGTGCTGATGAAGAGACCGCCGCCAGGCTTCAGAGTGCGAGCTGCTTGTCCCAGGAACTTGTCGACGTTGACACCGTGCTCGATGACGGAGAAGCAGCCGATGAAGCTGATGGTGTTGGCTCCGAAGCGGAGAGCTTCGATGTTTCCGTGCTCGTAGCCAATTCCGTCCACATAAGCTTGACCGCGCATGTCGAGGTTATTGCCAACAAGATTGCGGAAACCAAGTTTCCGTAGGCCAGGAAGAAATGCTGAACCATCACCTGCTCCGGCGTCGAGGACCAGCCCATCAACCTCGACGTGCATTGCTGCGTAGGCGAGTGCGATCAGGTTGTCCCAATTTTTGGGCCTGTCGCAATGATGGGGCAACCCCAACGTTTCTAGCAATCCGACCGATTCGTCAACCTCTTTTTGCGTTTGCAACGCTGAGTTGATTTCGGCAACGGCCCACGTATACGCGGGAAGCAGCCTATCGGTTGTGATGCGGTTCACCATGTCGGCACATATACACCATTCCCTAGCAGTTGGGGAAGGGACCTGTCGCTGGTGTGTAGGCGCCGGCATAGCGCGCGACGCCCTTTGTGACCCGAACCTCGTCGATATAGCCCGTCCAGTTCTCCGAGCTGCTGTTCCCCCAATTGCCTATGTTCGCAGTGCCGAGGGACGGAGAGCCGAAGATGGTATCCGACGCGGTCTGTGTCGCCACCACCGCGCCGTTGACGTAGAGGCGGAAGGTGTTGCCCGATCGGTCGCAGGCGTAGCTGATCCAGGTGTTCGCGGCCGGCGTGTAGGCGCCTGACGTTGCCACCGAGTTGCTGAACGAGCTGCCATCGGTCGACCAGTTGAACGCCAGCGTCGCCGGGCTCGAGCCACGGTTCCACACCAGCGACCACATTTCGGTGCCTGAGAAGCCCGGCCAGAACGCCACGATGCCCGGGAAGTTGCTGGCAGAGGTGCCATCCCAATAGGCCCACGCCTCCACGGTGAAGGCACCGGAGCCGAACTCGTAGAGCGAGTCCGCGCCTCCAGGTGCCGTGTTGCCGCCGTTGACCAGCAGGCTGGCCGTGCCGAACTCGAATTGCGCGGTGCTTGCCGATGAGCCGGAGCTGCACAAGACCGACTGTGCGTTGCTCGAGCTGTCGACCAGCGTGGTCGCGCCATTCGATTGGTCGAAATGACATAGCAGCGAGACGTCAGCGAAGTAAGGGTCGCAGGCGCCACCAGAGCCACCACCTGAGAACAGTGGCGGGGCGACGAACTGCGCCCTGGCCGAGCGCGCGCTGATGATCGCTGGAGCGGCCAGCGTCAGCAGCTTGCGGCGCGGGAGGATCAGCTTGCCCATCAGTGAGCGAAGGCCTTCTGCAGGCTGACCGCGATGTGGGTGCTGTCGATGACGTAGTAGGACAGGATATCCACCGCATTGTCGCCAGTCGAGAGCGTGAGCGACGCTGTGCCGCCCGGGGCCTCATACTGGCTGCCCCAAGTGCCGATCGTGTTGGACCCGGTGGAGGACTGGATGATCTCGATCTCGCCGCCCGTGCCAGCGACCGGTGTGGTGCTTGGATTGGCGAGCGTGCAGGGGCAGGCCGTCGTCAGCAGGATAGAGTAGTTGTTCGAGCTGCCATCCGGCGTGAATGTCACGGTGCTGATCGCCAGTGAGGTCGGGGTGACCGACTGCTGCGCCGACCACACGTTGGTCCCGTTCAGCAGTGGAACGGTGCTGCCCGACGTCCCGGTGTTCTTCGCGCAGGCAGTCCCGCCGTTCGAAAGGCTGGCGCAAGCGGCCTGGGTGAATGCACCGGTTGTCGGGGCGAAGCTGAGCGCGCCGGTCACGCCGTTGATGGCGTTGTATTGGACCGGCCCCAGGATCGTTGCGGCGGCGGCTGCCGGGATAATGAAGCCCTTCAGCCAGGACAGCAGGGCGCCGATCATGGGATGACCCGGATGGCGTAAGTCTGGCTGGCCGGCGTAAGCGAGCCGCTGCTGATGTTGCAGATGTTCAGGGTCACAGTGTTGGTAGCGGACACCGAAGCTGACCACACCCATCCGCTCGCCAGGCCAGTGATAGGGCTGGCGACAGCCACCATAGAGGTGGTGGCGCCGGTCACGGTCGTGTTCTGCTGTTGGCAAGTCTGCGCAGAAGTCGCGCCCGGGTTGAAGGTCGCGGACGTGGCGGTCAGAGGTGCCGGCGTCGTGCCGGCCGGCGTCAGCCACGTTCCAGCGCCACTCAGGAAGTGCGCGGCATTTGTGTCTGGCGTCGAGCAGCCATTGGTGCCAGAGCCAGCCAAGGCGCACGCGACGGTGCCGGTCGCCGTGATCGTGCCGCCTGTCAAGCCGGTTCCAGCCGTGATGCTGGTCACCGTGCCGGCTGCTGCGGCGGTCCAGCTCGGATCAGCCGTCGCGCCGTTGCTAGTCAGGACGTAGCCGGATGTGCCGGCGCTACCGAGCGTGTAGGGCGCGGCGCCAGCGCCGCCACCGAGCACGACCTGATGAACCGCGAGCGCGCCGGATGACGCCATCGTCGAGGACGATGCGAAGTAGGGCAGGCCGCCGCTGGTCCCGGTGGTAAGGCCCGTCCCGCCCAGCGCCACGGATACCTGCGGGCTGATGGCGATGACGCCGCTGGTGACAGTGATGCCGCTACCGCCCGTGTAGGACGGAATGGTGATGGTAGACCAAGTCGGGTTCGCGGCCGCACCGAGCGTCTCGAGATACTGGCCGCTCGTTCCGGGAGCGAGGAACACCCAGCCAGTGGAGTTGCGATAGAGGATGTCGCCCTGCGCGTAGCTGCCGAGCGAGTCGATCAGCGCCGTCAGTGGCGTGTCGGCCGCAGGCTGCGGCGTGTTGTTGGCATTGCCGATCAGGTGGCTCTGCGCGATCGTCGGGAAGTTCAGGGTCAGACTGTTGACGCCAGAGTCCTGGACTACGCCGTTGCGGGTCCAGCTCGCGAAGTCATTCGGGACCACGACGCCATACTGCATCACGGCGCCCTGCGAGTGCGCCTCGGTCGGGATGTAGAGGGCGGCTGCGGCGAGCAGCAGTGCAGCGAGGATCTTCTTCATGTCATGTTCCTGAAACAGAAATGGGCCGCCCTGCCGGCGGCCCTTTGTCGTCCGGATTAAGGGCCTTTGTCTGAGCCTCAGTCGTGGTTCACGTCTGCGAACGAATCATCGACGTTGCCGACCAGAACCGCTTCAGCTACTGGCTCGATGACTACCGCCGGTATCTGCGCCCAAAGAACCTTGCCCGAGCAGTTGTCGGTCTGCAGCTCTTCGCGATGGTATACGCCGTGCGCGCCCGTCCCGTCAGCCGGGCTTTTGCCATCGAGAGGGTTAATGCGATCGATGTGCGTGCGCTTGTCGTCTGCATTCCAGAAGTGCTCGATCTGGAACGGCCCGCCCGGCTGATGCCGGATGGTAGCGTCATTCGCTATCGCCATCGTCCTCGCCTTCCTTGCTCTCGTCTTCCCAATGCAGCATCTCGACGATGCGCATCTCGACGCACCGGCCGTTGGATTCGCTGTCGCTGCAGTGGGTCACCTTGGCCATCACGGCCAAGTGAATGAGGTCACCCACGGAGCAGGCGTCATCCTTGTCGATCCCGAGCAGGTTCAGCTCGCGTTCTGACAGGTTGATGCAAAGGCCCCATGGGTGATCGTTGCGGACGGCTTCGATCGGCGCCGGGTTGGCGCGTTCGCGAAGCTCGTCCTCAGTGTAGCGCATATCGGCCATCAGCCGACTCCACCGCCGGGTGTCATCAGATCCCGCCGCCGCCAGCGCCCGCAGGCGCGACGTTGTTCGGGCTCGGCCCGGCAGTGCCCATTTCGGGGCCAGCGCCGGCCGGCATTCCACCTGGAGGTGCAGCAGCGCCCGCACCCGGCATTCCTGCCTGCTGCGCGGATTGCTCTTCGGCCATCTGGCGCGCGTTCAGCGCCCTGTGGTCGGCCTCGTGACGCTCGCCCATCTTGCGGCGCTCATCGCGGTGGTTGCCGTGCATGTCCTTGCTCTCTTGCTCATGCTTGCCACGCATCTCGCGGCGTTCGGCCGCGTGGCGCGTCGGCATGTCAGCGGGAGCAGCTTCCTTCTTTGAAGGGGCCTGTCCGCCGCTCTTGGCGCCGCCGCCCTCGTTGCTGTTGGAGTTCTCGCCCGAGCTGGTCTTCTTCTCGTCTGAGCCGTGGTTGGCCTCGACGCGCTTCGCAGGAGACTCTTTGCCGTCCTCCGAACCTTCCTTCTTCGGTGAGAAGAGGGACTCTTTCTTTCCGGCTGCCATCATTTGCTCCTGTTGAACAAGGACTCTTTCTTGTTCTTCTTGCCGTGGTGCATGCCCATCAGGGTCTCAGCAAGGCGCGCTTCGTCGCCAAGCTTCCCGGGCGCGTGTTCTTCCTTCTTGGCGTAGGCAGCGGTGGTCATGCCGGCCTTCTGCGCCTTCGCGCGGAACTGGCCGTGTGCATTCTCCGTCGCGCCGCTGATCCACTTGGAAGCCATCGTCGTTCCTTATAGCACGTCAGCTCTTCTTGTTGAAGAGAGACTCCGGCTTGTTGCGAGGCTTCGCGGCGTGCTTGTTGGCGGTGGCAATAGCCTCGCCTTCAGGCACGCCGTGCTTGATCATCGCAGTCGCCTGCGCAGCCGCCTCGGAGGCAGCAGCGCCGCTCAGTTTGTGATTGTGTTTCGCGGCAAACTGCTTACCAGTCCAGGGCATCGATTAGCCTGCAGACTCGGACCAAAGGTCCCACGTCGAGGTCGGCGTGTTGTAGATCAGGCAGTATGTGATGTTCGCGGTCAGGGCGGTCAGAGCGGCTGCGGTGGCGATCGTCTGCGTGGTTGCGCCAGCGGCGATCGTGACGGCCGTCTGCGTCTGCGTCGAGCGCATGCAGTTGAGCTGCCCGTTGCCCGGGTTCGCCGCGAGGGTGAACGTGCCGGTCGCCAGGGTGCCCGCCGGCTTGATCAGGTAGTTGGTCTGACCAGCGCCGAACGACAGTGAGAAGGCCGTCAGAGGAACGGTCTCGACGTAGCCCGACACTCCGTTGACCTGAGACGCAGTCGCATACTTGCTCTGCGCGGTCGGCATGCCGTGCTTGACGACCTGAACCAGATCGTCGGAGTCGACCTTCTGCACGGTCGGGATAACGACGGTCTGCGCGATGGCCGCACCGATAGAGGCTGCCAGGGCAATGCCCGCCACGGCGGCGAAGAAGGCGTCACGAAACTTCATTGGAGCGGTTCCTTGTGTTACTGAGAAACGAGAGGCGCCAGGACTGCGGCCAGAGATTGTGACCACAGGTATTCGCCGTAGTCGCTGTTGTAGATGCCATCAAACGAGCAGCCAGAACATCCGTAGGTAGGCGATGTTGGGGTTGCCCAGCCGGCGCCTCTGGTGTCCCAAATCAGGCTGGTTGCTGGATTCTTGCCGAGCGCCAGGATCATCGGACGGTTGAGCGACGAGATGACGCCAGACGATAGATCGTTGTGGCTAATCGTGAGCATCGCGTTAGCTGGGACCGATGATGCATTCGACAGGGTAGCAGACGTGCTGTTCAGGGTGATCGATATGGTGGTGTTGGCCGGTATGCCGGGACCAGAGACAGGCTCGCCAGACACGGTGAATGCGGCTGGGTAGGCCAACGTCAGCGATGTGCTGCTGCTCGTTGCAGTCGAGTTCTGGTATCCAACGAAGATCGGCGTTCCCGCTGCTATGGTTGCCGCCTGAGACAGCGTCAACGTCCATGGGAGCGTCGAGCTGAATGTTCCGGTTGTTCCAGCAGGGATGCCGGCGCCGGTTATCAGGTAGCCAGACCCACCGAACGGAACACTCTGCGCCACGTATGGGATCGGAACAGAGGTGGAGTTGTTGACCGCAGTGGTCACCACCAATCCGTTGATCTGCAGGCTTTGCTCGGGGGCGTCAATCATAAGCACGGGCTGGCCGCCGTAGCCACGCACCTTGGCGGCGAGCGTCTCTACGTTGGTCAGGTATGACTGGAGCGAGTCGGGGCCGTGATCCGAATACGTTTGGAACACAACTATCCCGGGATTTGTCGCCTCAATCCACTGAGAGCAGCGAGTGAAGTTCGTGTTCGTGTTGCTGGAGCCTGAAGCGTTCAGCGCGAATACAGGTATCTCCGGTGTCGAGAGAGCGTTGGCCGCGATAAGTGCGGCTGACGCCCCTGTGTCAACAGTATCGGCTCCCTGGGCGTTGAACCCGCCGCACTGCAGCGTCGTGACCGAACGATGGCGAGTGGCGAAGCGCAGGAAGAAGGCTGGCATCTTCGTTTCTGCGGTCGTTCCCGACTGCGAGGGCAGGTAGTTGATCGAGTCTTTTGAGTTCGCTCCACCGCCGCCCGAAATTGCCGACCAAACCGGAGGTATGCCCAGCGCTTGCTGGCAGGCGCCGATCTGAGTGCATCCCGAAGGGGAGAGAGTGACCGAGGACGACGTGTTCGCGGAGTCCAGAAAGAAGCGAACCTGGAGAAGCCTGTTGCGAGACGTTGATACGACCGGCAGAGATGAGCCAGAGGAAGTTGACGCATTGGTGTAGATGACGTTCGTAAACGTCAACACTGCGCCAGGGGTTAGAACGGGCGTGGTCAATCCTCCGGCGCTTCCAACCGTCACGATGTTGTTGACGGTATCGACGTCCTGCACCAGGGAGCCGGAGACGATGCCCGTCCCGGAGACAGTCTGACCCTTGTGGATTCCGGCCGTAGATGCAACCGGAATGGCCCAATCGTTTGTTACCGCGACGGTCGCGGTTGTCTGCACGGTCAGGGTGATGGCGGCCTGCGCTCCCACGGTGCCCGCGATTGGCTGCGAGAGCACGAGGCTATTGGGAGTGGTGTTCAACAGCGTCGTGCCGGCGGCAATGTTCGTGCCCGACACAGACATGACGTTGCCAGTGGTGAAACCTCCATCGACTCGATACAGCGAAGAGAGTTCCAGCCAATCGCTATAGATGGCCTGGGGAGGTCCGTTAGCTGCCTGGGCAGGCACTACTGGGCTGGTGAATGTCTGGAATGGAACGGGGCTGAACCAGATCGCTTGGTTCTGGCCGCACGCGAGCGCACCGCCAGAGTTGCCGGTCAGAGAGATTGTGGTGGTGCCAACAACGTTGACAGTTGCTCCGGGCGCTATGCATCCCAGGCCATCGGCAACATACCAGCCGGTCTGAATTTCTGCGTTGGCTCCGAGCAAGCGACCCGGAGTGACGCCTCCGGAGAACGTCAGGGTAGTGGCGGGGTTTGCCGACGCGGTGGTTACCGTCAGGGCCACGACGGGGCCTGGCTGACCGCTGGCCTGACCCGGCAAGCCGACCCATGGTGCAGAGTTTACTCCGTTGTTGCCCCACTGGAAGGGCACAAGGTTCGTGATCTGCGTGCCGTTCTGGTCATACGTCTTTCCACCGATGGTGGTGGGGTTTCCATAGGAAGAGCTTGCCGTTGCGGCGGCTGTGTCAACCTGCCAAGTCGCGTGCGCGGCGCCCGCGCCCTGTGTGTTCTCTACCCCGAGCTGCACGGCGTCAAAATCGTCAGGCACTTCTACGGTGAAGATGCCGGTGCCGCCGCCGCTGGCGTTGGAGTAGGTGCCTGCAGTCTGCGTTGCGCGAGAGCCTTCCGGCGCCCACGCGGCAACGTGAACGCGAGGAGCAGCGGTGTTTACAATACCGATCGCAGTCGGCGCGTTGATCGCGCCATTCTGGATTGACTCGACGGTCGCGTAATGGTTCTGCGAGCTTGGTTGTCCGTGCGGAATAACCTGTATCAGGTCATTCGGGTTTGGCTGGACCACTGGCAGTGTCGATTGAGCCATCGACTGCCCAACGAGGGCAAGAGATAGCACGGACGACAACAAGGCGCGCAAACTGGTGTTCATTTCATTTCCTCTCTCACACTGGGCCATTGAACTCAGTCAAATTAGCCCAGGATGAGATAGTTGTATGTGCTGGTGTCCGAGCTGCCGCACGTCACGGTGAACCCGGTGCCAGGCGTGATGGTCGCGACGAACGGAGCCGCTACGGTCCCGCCGACAGTCTTGAGGGTCATGAACACCTGCGACCCGGCGTTGGTGTATGTGTCGGCCACGGTCGCGGCGCTGGTCGCGCAAGTGAACGTCCCGCCGCTCATGAGAGCGATGGTCGCCTGCGGGCCGGTCGACTGGATCGGAACCGAGAAGTGCCCAGCGAAGCTGGTGAGCACGATCGCGCCAGAGACATAGCTCTGCGCGAACGCAGCGCCGGCCAGAGCGATAGCCATTGAGACCCCGAGCAGAAACTTTTTCATGTGCATGTTCCTCAGTATCCAGCCGACATGGCCATCTGGCCGTTGCCGCTGATTCGTGTGTTGGCGGTGCCGCTTGAGTAAGCGGTGCAGTTGGAGCGGTATAGCACACCGCGCTCCGGTTCGAAAAGCTGAAACGAAGCGACCGCAGTGGTAGTGACCACGGAAGTGGTGAATGGGATGTGCGTGCCAACCCAAGTGGTTCCACCATCGTAGCTCTTCTCGAGCACTACGGTTCCGCTGAACGTGCCGTAGACCGTGAAGTTGAACCAGCCATACGGGCAGGCGTAGACGGTTGACGCAATCTGAGATCCGAGAGCGTCCGCCGCCACGAAGTTAGCCAGATCGCCTGCGCCCGGCGTCTGCGAGATACCAGTTGTTGGGATACCCATTATGCCACCAGTTGTCTCGCCGGATCAGCGACGGTGCCTAGCACGGAAATCTTAACCTCTCGGTTCGTCATTCCACCCGGAGCGCGTCCAATGACCTCGAGCCCGTTGTGCGGCATTCCACGATCGGGCAGTGCGCCCGGTTCCACCGTGAGTTCGCCGCCTGTGTAGGCCTTCGGGATTGCCGGCAGGGATTCGAAGACATGCCCACCGGGCGTCACGATATTCCCCTTGCGGTCAACCGGGTTCAGTCTGGCGAGAGTGCCTGGGGCCTTGCCGATCGAGTCGCAGAATGCCGCATAGATTGCCCTTGATGTCTCGTCCTTCGGCTCCATCGCCTCGTTCGGCACGCCATCCCACTTGATGCAGGTCTGGTGTGTCACGCGCTGAGCGTCGACCCAAACAGGGACGATCAACTGATCCTGCAACTGCACGGTGGCAGTCAGACCATACTCAGGGCGGATCCCGTTCTCACGGGCCGATACGATCAGGGCCACCATCTTCTCGCGCGCAGCATAGCGACGCTCGAGGATTGCTGGATCGACAATTGCTTCCTTGCCGGTTCCCTGGTTCGCGAGTTGTCCGATCGCCATTGCGAGCGCATTGGCGAAGTTCACGCTCTCGGAGTCTTTCGCCACGGCTGCGGGGGCTTCGCCACGCTCCTGGGCAATTGCTGCGAGAACTTGCTGGACTGCCTTGGCAGCGGCCTCCTCGGCCATCTGCTGTGCCTCTGCTCTCGTGATCGAGTCAACACTCGGAGAAGCAGTGGCCTCCTTCGACGGGGGCATCAGTTATCCTTCTGGCTTGTGAAAGAGGGCCGGGGATTGGACGCCTGCCGTAGGCCCGAGCACGATGCTGCGAGTTGCTACGGAGCCTTCCGCTCCCCGGCATTCGTTACGTGGCTTACTTCACCACGTAGTTGTTGGGCTGGATCAGCCCGATCGAGTAGTCGTCGCGGACCACCGAGATGATGGCATAAGCGATCGTGCCGGCAGTGAAGTCCGTCGCGCTGGGCACAACGAAGTTCAAGCGGTAGTAGCGCGGGCGAAGGTTCGCCGGGAAGACCGGCGGGAACTTCGTGCGGAACACGTAGGTCCCGGCAGTGCATTGAGCCACAGTGAGAGCACCGGACTCCATGATGGTCTGCCAAGTGCCAGGCTGATGGCTCGGGGTCGTGTCCGGAGCGGCCTGGAGCTGCACATTCAGCGTCGCTGAAGTGCTGGTCGTCAGGGCGGTCCCGATCGCCACGACCAGTTCCGGCTGCAACCCACCAACGCCCATGTCGGCGCCGAAGAGAGCGGCGGTCCCGATGATGTTCGTCGGCGCGGTGCCAACGCCATTACCGAGGATATCGTAGGTGTCCGACTGGACGGCAACGCCTGCACCCGCCACCAGCGACAGTGGGGCGCCGGGCTGCACGAAGCCGGTCAACGCATCAATGAACATTTACTTGCCCTTTCTGGAGCGGGAGAGGAAGGGTGAGGGGCGATTAAACCCCTCACTCATTCGCAGTCGATTAGACTACGCGCGCCTCGGTGGTGAGGAGCTGGTCGACGACGGTGATGGGAACCCCACGGAAGGAGTCGGTCACCACGCCGGCCGAGTCCGTCACGGACAGCAGCACGTTGCGGTTACGCATGCCCTGGATATCCATCCAGTGACGCCCGGTGCGGTTTGTGTGGAACGCGGGGCGCACGCCAAGACCGGCTTCGGTCGGGGCATCCGTCTCCACGATCCCGCTCACCTTCTTCGTCAGCAGCGGCGGCAGCATGACCATTTCCGCCATCAGGGCGAACAGGTCAGGTGCGTTCGGGCCGGCGAGACCAGCGGAGGTCACGTCGATGTTCGCGAGGCGGGCGCAGAAACGCCAATCCTCGGGGATGATCGCCATCATGTGGCGGAACCAGAACGTGTAGGCCATGAACGGATTGCCCACTGCGTCGTAGCCGCGCTGGCTGTCGGACAGATCCTCAACAGTGAGGCCCGCCTTCGAGTTGCGAGGATACACAGAGTAGAGCGAGCGAGGGCTGTAGCAGTTCAGCCAGATGGACAGGTTGCTCGAACCCACCCCGCCGCCGTCGATCACGTTCGCAGCGTTCTGCGCCGTCGAGGTCGCGACAGTGTTGTAGAACACTGACAGACCGTTGAAGGACGCCGGAGTCGTCGCCGCGTTGCCGTAGAAGATGCCCTGAACCATCGTCTGGCTCATGCCTTCCATGAACGCGACCATCTCGGACGCGCGGAACGCTTCGATGTCGCCAGATGCCTCGGCGAGCAGACGGTCAACCTGCGACCAATCCTCGAGCACGCCGATGCCAAGACGCGTCTTCGCGCTGGTCGACTTGCTGTAGGGAGTGCCTTGGTTGATTGAGCGCCAGAAGCCTGCGGGCAACGAGGTGCGGAATGCAAACTCGTGTCCACCGATTTCATTCGCTTCCTTGACGGGCAGGTAATCCCACACGTCGTTGCACTGAGACAGCATCTCAGCAAGCGTCATCTGCTTGCCAGCGCCATCCAGGCGGCTCGTCAGATCGAGCAGTGTCGGCCATGCGCCGGTTGCCATAGTGAAGCCCTTTCGTGTTTTGGCTCAGTGATTACCGTGAGGAGAAGCTATTGTTCGACTTCTTGTCGAACAAACCCATCACCCCACGGCGTGGTTCAGGGTTAGCAGTAGGTGAAGGCTTGCTGCCGGCTGGCGGTGACGCAGGCTCATCGAACAGACTGGCAACGCGATAAAGCGCGCGCCAGAATGCGGGATGATCTCCGGCTCCGGTGGTCGACAGGAACTCGTTGAACGCGCCACGGTCGGCCTCGGGCACGATAAGATCGCGAGCCCGCGCCACGGCGCGACTGGTTGTCTCGAACGACGCGCCGCCAAGGGACGGATCACTCTTGATCTGATTGCGCCACTCAGCGCGCGTAGCAGCGAAGGCTTCATGCTGCTGCGCGAGAGTGTTCTCGGTCAGAGAACGAACGTGTTCAGCGTGCATGTCGAGGAGGCGCTGGCCGGCTTCAGGCGCGATGTTCAGTTCGCGCAGAGTGTCGGTGTAAGCGCTGAGAGTCTCCGCAGGGGCCTCGAATGACTCCGGCAGCTTCATCTCGTAGACCAGCGGCTCCGCTGGCTTCACCGGCTCTATGACCGGCTTCACTTCGGCGGGCTTCTCGCCTTCTGGCGTCTCGCCTTCGGCTTTGGCCGCCTCGTTGTTCGTCTCTTCGAGTAGAGACTTCGTGTCGGTGTGAGGCTTCAGTTCTGTCTTCGCCGGCTCAACGACTGGCGCTTCGGTTGCCGCAGGAGCGGGAGCCTCAACGACTGCAGGAGCTTCGACGACGGCTGGCGTTTCGACTACGGGAGGCGCCACTGCGGCGGGAGTTTCGATTGTCGGAACGTGTGCTGGCGTGGTGACGATAGCTTCGGTCACTGCGGCCGGCGTAACTGATTCGCTCATTGTTCCTCGGTGTTAGAGTTGGGATGCTCAATCGGATCCGGCTGGAAGCGCGGATCGAACTCATCGTGCATCTTCAGAACGCCCTCTCGGGCGCAGACCAACAGGTGCTGGTAAAGATCCTGGCCGAATGTCGATCGGCCGTGCCAGAACCATGTCGCGTTCGGATCTGGAGAGCCATTCGGCGTGATCCGGAACTCGGTCTTGAAAGTGTTCAGGTCGCTCAGAAGGCGCCATATCTCGGAGCGCCCAACCGGATCCTGAAGTGTCTTGGCCCAAAAGCGTTCGGACTCTCGGGCCTTGTAGCGTCGCTTGGCAGCTTCGGAGCGTGCCTGAAGCTCTGCCGCCTGCTCTTCAGGGAGCAGGTAGACGTATTCAGATTGCATGCAATCCTATGGCACGATCACCGAGACGGGTCGCGTGTCGCGGTGCGGCGCCCTGCTGGTGTCTGGCAGTATCATGCCAACCTTGCCGGTCGCTTTTGTCTCGAGGTCATGAGCGCTCGCAACGATCTTGCGCAGCGTGATCTCCAGCTTCGTGAAGAGCTGCCGCGCGTAGTGATTCGTGATCATCACGCGCGCCATCTGGTGCAAGTTCTCGAGCTGCGGCGCGAGATAGATCCACCGGCTGTCTTCGCGCCAATGACCCATCTGCCTGCACGCTCCCTCTGCGAGCTTCAAGCGCTCACGGAGGCGGACGAACGTCGCGCCCTGCGCCGGCAGAACCTGCAGAAGAGCGCAGTCGTCAGCGGCTCCAAGCATGTTGGTGCGCCAGCAATCCTTAATCTCCGCTTCCGTCAGAATGCCTTTGCGCTCTGAAGGAGTCGGGAGAAGAACCGGCCCGTCGAGAGCCGGATCAGTTTGATCGATCATTGTCCACCCAAGATAGTCTGGAGAGCTGATTGCCCGTTGCCAACGTCCGTCTTCGACAAGGTGTTCGCAGCCTGCACTGCCGGCAGCGTAGCTTGCGCCACTTGCTGCTGCTGTGCCTGCTGCTGCTTAGCCTGATCGATCTGCTGCACCTGGTCGGTGGAGAAGAACGTGTTCACCGGGAAGTTTGTCAGCCTGCCATACTCGCGGAGTGCCAAATCCAGATTGATGATGCGAACCGGGTCTGGCACGCCTGCTGCTTGCGCGGCAGACGATAGTGCCCCGGCGATCTGGAATGTGCGTTCCATGCTGGCGGTCTCTGCCGCCTCTTGCGCGATCTTCATGATCGAGCGGTAGTTCATTTTGATGGGCACGTTCGCCAACGACTTCGGCTTCGGCAGAAGCATCTTGCGACGCTCCATGATTGCCAGGATCCGCATGATCGCCGGGTTTGCGCACTCGGTTTCGAACAGGTTCACGAACGGGCCGAGAACCTGCAGTCGCTCGAGATCGCGCTTCGTGATTTCCAGCTCGTTGCGCGGCTGGATGCCTTCCATTTGCGTGATCGCCATGAACACATCGACGAAGAAGCCCTTCTCGATGCGCTTCTGGACCATAGCAATGTCTTCCGACATTGGCTGCAGCCAGTTAGGATTGACCATGAAAGCGGGTTCGTAGCCAACGCGTCCGCCATCCGAGGTAGCGTAGGTGATGTCGCCCGGGCGAATGCTGCTTGGCTGGTTCTTCAGCGACGGATGCGCGACCATCGGCGGCCGCACTCCCTTCTCCATGAACTCGGCCTTGCGCCTCGTCTCGAGCTGCACTTGCTTGTTGTCGCCCAGGACTTCCATCCCCGGCGAGCGGCCATACGGGTCGTTGGACGTCGTGGCCCAGCGGGCCGCGAAAAAGGGCTTCTCGTAGAAGCCGCGCCGCGACAACTCGCATTGCGTTTTCTGGCCTCTCAGCCATTGGACCTCGCGCCATGTGAATGAGCCGGGCACAACGCGCACGGCTTCTGAGCCGTTCTTGCCTGGCACAACGATGTTCGGTTCGATCGCGCTGACGACTGTCCACTCGCGATCGAGAGCGCCACCGCCGGCAGCCCACTGACTGCGGATCTGCACGGGGCAGTTCTGCAGGCCGAATTGCTCGACGATATCCTGCACCGTGAGGTTGTATTCACGGTAGATCGTGTCCACTGTCATGCGCGAGCCGGCAGCGAGCAGATACTCGCCGCAGCACGGCAGGTAGCAGCGTATGACGTCTTCGGCGTCCTCGTAGATTATTACCGGCGCGGTGCCGAACACGGCAACGTCTTCGAACGCCTGTGCCATCGTCTGATAGAAGTTCGATTGAGCGAGGACTACGTCGAGACGTTGTTTCGTGTCATGCAGCCAGTTCAGCGCCTCGCCGTCCAGGTTGACCCAGGGAAGCGCGACGCCAATGTCATACCACGGGCGGGACGGGCTGGTGAGCCCACTCCACATGCCGGAGGCGCACACCTTGACAGCCTGCATCGCAGTGCTATCTATGATGGCGTCGTTCACCGGCCGACCACGGTCGTAGGTGTTGGGAGTGACAAGCCAATGGTAGCGGCGAGGCAGGGTATACATCGCCACTTCAGCCCAATAGGCCCACCAACTGAATCGCCAGTTCTTGAGCGACTGCAGGCGGGTCTCGAGCTTGGAGTAGATGACGTCCCAATTGAGGCCAGCCTTGGCCTCGGTCGGGAGCGTGAGCGGTTGCTGCGCCAGGAGCGTCGGGCTCATCGCCTCGTAATACGCCCGCGCGAAGCGCGAATCGCCGGCCATTTTACTGGCCCGTGAGCTGCTTGGAGGCGGTAGGCGTCGCGGTCAGACCTGATGCGCCACCAGTGTTGGTGACCGTGTTGTCGAATCCGCTACCCTGTGCCGCTGACGCCGCGCTGCGCTCTGCCGCGCCGGCCTGCTGGGAGGTTGTCGCAGGAGTGCCGGGTGAAGGAGGCGGAGGCGGTGGCGGCGGGGGTGCGGGCGCTTTCGATCCGCCGAAGATTCCCATGCTAGCCCCCAAATGGATTGTATCCGTTCCCGCCAGGGGCCTTGATGCCCGCAGTGAACGAGTCGAACGGATCGTATTCTACAGCGTGTCTGCTGCGAGAGAGCCCGTTCTGCGAGGCTCTGGCGACAGGCGCCGCGAACGTCAGCATGAGGGCATCGAAGTGATCAGGCGAATATCCGAGCTTGGACTTCACCGCGTCCTTGGGCTCCAGCAGGAGCCTGTCACCCTGGTGGGTGTATGTCGTGCGCGTGAGGGCCGCGATCAGCTCCGGGACGTCCGGGATAGCGCCACCGCGCTTGATCCATTCGACGCACTCGAAAGCCATCTCGGCCCGCTTGTTGTAGTAGCGCGGGCTGTCGGACTTGCCGGCGAACTGAACGCCTACCGGCGCGTGGCCGAGGCGCATCAGGTTGTCGATCCAGGAGGATCCGAATCCTCCGGTGTTGTCGATGAAGGTGGCGTCCGCCGACCAATCGAGCATAAGGCGAGCCACAAGACCCGCGCCCTGCGTGCCATCCAGACCTCGGTATTGCTGCGGCGTAAACGCAACGAGTCCTTGGCGCTTGAAGATGACCGACGAGTCGTCGCCTTGCCGCGCGACGTCCACACCCACAACGCGAGCAGAAGAAGAATAATCGTGCTCGACATAGTGCCTCCTGATCGCCACAGCCACTTCGTCAGGGCCGATCAGGGTGTTGAAGCCGGCTGGCGGAAACTTGCCGAGGACGTTCACCAGAACGTAGGGGTTGTCCCGGCCGTATTGCTTTATCTGCGACCGCGCCCACTCGATATCGACGCGCGTTGAACGCTTGGGGTTGTCGGGATCGCCGTTGATCTCGACCACGAACCATTGGTCTCGGGCGGTCGTGCAGGCTTGGTAGAGAGGTCCGTCGAGGTCGGTAGGGTTCCCGGCCTGGACGATGTGCCCTTCCTTACAGCTCGCCAGCGCGGCTTCTGCGCTCGCCATGATGGCGCTCGGCATGCCGCCCGACTCGTCGAGCAGGAAGAGGATGTAATCGGCGTGGAGCCCGGCCAGCGTTTTGCCGACCTCCGTTTTATCCGCAGTCTGTGACCACGAACGGGCGGACATCCACCAGGTCTCCGGTTTCTCGCGGGAGAATATCCGGGTCTTGGTCCAGATGAACATGCCCTTCAGCAGGGGGCTCTTGTCCATCCAGTAGGCCATTTCGGTCCACAGGCCATCGGCGAGGTTGGCGCCGCTGATCGAGGTTGCCGCGATCTTGGGCTGTGGCCGCGTGAGCAGGAAGTTCCAGGCGAGCCATGAAAGGACTGCCGTCTTACCCGGCCCCTTGGACGCCTGCATGGCGATCTTCGGCTGGCTGGGGAATGCCTCGAGGACATCTTCTTGCCACGGATCCGGGGTCACTCCGAATAGATCCCGGACCATCTGCGCAGGGTGCTCGCGCCACCTGCGGATATTGCTAGCAGCGTCCAACTCAGTTGACCGTAGGGGTCTCGGCTTGGAACGATGCGTTGATCAGGTCTTCCAAGCTCTTCTCGCCGCCGTCGTGGTTGACGATCGCCTGGGGAGCCTTGCCCTCTACGCGGTCGAGCCAGCGGTCGCCGGCCGTTACGCGCGCCATAGCGGGCGCATTCTTGTCGCTCATGATCTCGACATACATCTCGAGAACCTTCTCGCGACGCGCCGCGATCATCGCCTTGCGATCGGCAAGAACATCGGCAGACATAGCTGCCCTGGACGCGTTGCGCTGAGCCACCGTGCGGGCGCCCTTGCCGGCGCCCTTAGCGGGACCGCCCCAGCCAGCACCGTATAGCGATGTGCCGTGGCTGGTTGGCTTGTCGGTCATGGTTCTCTCGGAAGGGGTCGGACGCACTTAGCGCCCATTAACCCCGCATGTATCAGCGCGGTGGACGCTGGGTCAACACTCTTCCAATGATTTTGTTCATTTTACGGGAGGTGTCCCGATTATTGGGTCTTCCCGGTGAACAAGAATCGCTTCGCTGCGGCCAGTTGGTTGATGAACGCGTTGAACTCGGATTGGCATGGTGTGGCGTTCAGCGCAGGCTTCAGCCAGGCTTCCGCCGTGATCAATGTGGCCTCGAGCTGGTCGAGCGCCTTGCGGTGCGCCGGGCTCGAGATGAAATGCACATTCCTCGGTAGTTCAGACGCCACGGGGGGATTCCTTCTTCTGCATCCTGTAGATCATCTTGGCAAGCGCGCGTCGGCCGGCTCGATACGTTTCATCGGGGCGCGCCGAGCGTGTGGCACCGCGCTTCGCCTGCTCGAGCCGGCCGGTCATTCCCATCACTTCGCGAGGGGTCGGGGTCTTCATGAGCGCTTGCTCCAGAACTCGATCAGGGAAGTCAGGGCCGCCCGCAGCACGCCGACAGCCCCCTGTCGCTCGATGCCGATCAGGTCTGCGTATTGGGCCACGGAGCGGTTCACCAGGACGACGTGGTGTATCACATCCCAATTAGCCCCGAGGTGCGCGCGGGCTGCCTGGACGCACGCGATAGCGTCGCGCTGAATAGCGACCCCCTCGAGCTTCGACATGGGGATCCAGCCGGTCTGCGGAGTGGCGCTGGCTCGCTCCCCGTAGGAGCTGACGCCTGCAGAGACGGACTCGCAGGCCGCGACGGTCTGCACCAGCCGGCAGGCGGCCTTTGCGTGCTCCTCGGTGATCATCGCCGTCTTGCCGGCGGCGGCACGCTTCTGTCCGTTCTCGAGAAGCGCGGCCATGGCGCTCCAGCCGACCTTGAAGGTGTTTCCGTCTCGCACGACTCGCGGGCCGCGCATGGACGTCCCGATTCGCTGGGCGGCCGGGGCAAGCTCTTCGTCCTTGCGCTCCTGCTCGGCGGCGATGGCCGCGTCTGCCAAGCGCTTCAGCTCTGCTCGGCGCTTCTTGTCGGCTGCGGTGGGTTTCATGCTGACATGCGCCTGCGTAGCCATAGGTCGGAGTAGGAGGCCACGCGAGACGAAACCTCCTTCTCATGAAGCTTCCGGCGCGCCAGGATCGGCTTGGGAGGCGGGCACGCAGGAAGAGCCTCGTATAGCCAGTGCATAAGGGCGTGCGCATCTCTAGTCAGCATTATGACGCGAGTCGACGGAGACGCCAAGGTGACGTATCCGTCCTTCACGGTGCCTCGCAGGAAACTGCCCGGTATGGGAGCGTCGACGATCACTGGACGTCCTTCCTCGGAGGAAGGACCGTGTAGAAGAAGTCGGCCACCGATCGTGCCTCGTCGAACGTCAGCTTGCCTATGACGTCGCGGCCCGACACGATCAGGAAGAACTCCGGATTCGGTGACTCGGGATCCTCTGCGGCTGCCACGAAGGCCAGCTTGCCCTCGGGGTTCTCGAGGTATTCCCGGATGGCTGATGCGCCAGTATTGACGTTGCTCATAGCTTCTCAACTACCTCCGGTTCGATTCCGGCCGCACGCAGGTATCGGTGCAGCACGTCGTGTTGCTTGGCCAGGCCGTCCGTGTCGGCGTGCTGGCGCTGCTGGTCATCATGGACCAGGTCGAGCAGGACGGCGCTGATCATGGCCCTGAACACTACGCTCGGAGGAACCTGGACGCGGGCAGTCCATTGCTGCGAGGCGTCCCATCCGGCGTCAACCACCTGCGTCGTTGGCTCTAGGAGTGCCTGCAGGATCAACCGCAGCCCCCCGTCGTTCGTCACGTCCAGCTCCCGGAGCCGGCGCGCCATCGTCCCTACTTGATCGAGCTGTCCCATTTCAGCACCCGCAATATGGGTCGTATCCGCCACCGGACGGAGTAATGAATCCGCCCGAGCCTGTGTTGGTGGACGTCTTGGCCGGCGTGGCCGGCGCGGTGGGCTCCGGGGTTCCCTGGATGCCCTTCGTCCGCTCGGCCTGTATCTCCTTCAGGCGAGCGGCGATCGCGGCCATGTCGTCTGCTACGTATTCGGTCATGGCCCGTCTTGCATTCCGTCGCGCATTCCCTGCTGGAAGTCCTCGTCCTTGAAGGAGCCGCATGGTGCGTTGCTGAGCGTCAGGAATGCGTGGAGGATCTCTTCGGGGTCTGCCTGCGACATCCGCACTCCGACCTCGTATCCCTCGTCGTATGCGTTGCCGAAGCGTGCGCGCACATCGTTTTCGCTTTCCCACTCGCTGGCGGGGAACTGCCGCCCGGACGCGAAGCCCTCATTGTAGGCATCAACGGTATCGGCGTAGGTGTAGGCCTGTTCGCTGGTTCCGTGTGGAACTGGCCCGTGTGGAGGGGTGGAGAACGACTGCTCACCGAGCGATCCGACTTCCCCGGTGAGGCTACGCTCGACCGCCGTGTAAGCCGACGCGGCCAGATCGAGCAGGGTGCGAGGACCGATATCGACGTCGTATTGGTTGATCACGCGCGCCTGCGCGTCGGCTATCGCCATCAGCAGATCGTAATCCAATGTCAGGCTCCCTTCGCCGGGGGAGGATTGCCGTCAGATGCCTTGAGGCAGGCATCGAACTGGCCGTCGTCGCCGGGCTTGTTGTCGATCATGAAAAGTGACCACGTCTTGTCCGACGTCATCAGAACGAAGCGGAATCCGTCCGCGTTCTTGCCGGTCCATGTGACGTGCTCGCCGAAGATCTCGTGCGCCTTCTGCATCAGCTTCTCAGCCGGAGCGCAGAACTCCCCCGCGTCGTTGACGTGCGGGCCATCAGCATCTTGGGCGCGGGCCGGTGATGTCAATACCATGACACTGGCGATCGCGGCGATAGCTCCGTAGGCGAGTGCGTTTTTCATGGCAACTCCTGGGTTCCCACTCGATATGGGGAGCAGATCGCCTATGGCAAGAGGTTGCCGAAGAAATTTCGCCAGCGTCGACGCTTTACCTGATCGCAGAACAGCTCGCGCACTTCGTCGATAGTCGGCACCTTGGGGCCGAGGCTCTGCTCCATCACGTATGCCGCGCCCTCGTTGAAGCCACGGATGAACTCGGCGTAGTGCGTCATGGCCGGGCCTTTGGCCTTATACACCGCGACCCACGCCCGGTGGGCAGCCTCCCTCGGCGTGAACATCATGTCAGCTCTCGCGAACCATTAGCTGTGAGCCGTTGCGGTAGACGAATCCCACGCCGACGCCGGCTGCCGCTGCCGCCGCATCGTTCGCCGCGTTCGTCAGCACCGTCAGAAGTATGCCGCCCGCGTTTACCTGGAGCCCCTTGTTGGCAACCATGGTCCCATCGAACTTGGTGTGCGCGGTAATGTGCAGGCTTCCGGCGCCACCTGCAAGGGTTGGGTCCCAAAGAATTTGAGCTGTGCCGGCGGTATTGAACGCGATCGTCATATTGTCGTTCAGCCAGATGGCGTTCCCACCGAGCTGCTGCCCGGGGCGGAAGTCGATGCCAGCCTGCGAGTAGGGGAAGTTCATGTTGAAGCCGAGGACCAGCGACGTGTTGACGTTGCAGTGCAGGCTGAGGCCGTATGTAACCTGCGCGGGCGCGCCATTTGGGTCGTGCTGACCAGCGACGATCACCATTCCGATTCGGTTCCGCGCGTCGTCGGCGCCATTGCAGATGATGTCGACCTCGAGGCCGACCTGGGCGTTGGTGGCGGACGAGGGCTGTCCGGTCGTGTCGTGGCTCTCGAACACACCGCCCCATATCTGGGGGTTGTTCGGCGCGCCGCCCGAGTTGAAGCCGCCGCGCACGCCCTGGCCATAGACAGGGACGTGACCGCCGTTGCCACCCGTGCTGCCCGAGCCGTTGTAGCTCAACTGGCTGAGAATGCCCCAAAACCCATAGGTAGGGGCTTCCGTGATCTCAGTGTTGACCCGCAGTGTGCTGACGACGCCGGAGCCCCCTGATACATTGGGGTTGTAGTTGAACTCGGCCTGCGCCGCATTGGCGGCCGGCGTGGCGTTGTTCGGCCAGGCCTGCAGGTTCGTGCTGACAACGCCCTCGGCATTGGTCTGCGTGATCGAAGCTGACATCATTTTTTCCCATAACGTTGGAGTGCGACGTAGGCCAGCGACTTCGCCTGAAACGCGTTGTCGTCCTGCGCGAGGGCGTCGTAAATCTGCTGGAACAAGGCCAGCATCTCTGCCTTGTCCTCCTCGAGCGCGATCAGGCGGGCTGCAACGCTGTGCTCGTGCATGTCAGATTCTGTGCCGCTCGACGAGTCGAACATATTCAACCACGCCGCAAGGGAGGGACATTTGGCAGCCATTGTCCGCAAGCGTGACCATGACTCCCTCGATGACTGACTCGACTGGTCCGATAACGGCAAGAGGCTCTCGGAGGACTTCAGCGAGAGCAGCGTAGCCTTCCTTCTCCGAGTAGCGCATTGCACAGCCCTCCGCATGTCAGCCTTCTACCACCGGCTCGACCAGCTTGTCACGGACGATTGTGGCCTTCCAGCCCTTCGACGAGAAAAAGGTCCGAAGCTCGTAGTCAGTCTTGCCGACGCACCATCCCAGGATGGGCGCGGCCGCGAAGCAGACTCCATCATCGACCAGGAGGCCCGCCACGAAGTGCGGGGCCTCGACGCGCACCAGGACGGTCACGACGCCTTATCGGCCAGGATCACGTCCAGGCGCACCCCGAGCGACCCCAGCTCGCACAGGAGCGCGTCGAGCTGCGGCGAGTTCTTCGCCGCTTCCTTCTGCTCCCTGTATAGGTCGAGCAGCTCGTTGGCCGAGTCCACCAGGCTCATCTCTCGGTTGAAGCGTTCCGTCATGAGCTTGTAGCGGAACCGATTCTCGCCGTAGCGGGCGCGGATCTCTTCCGCCAGCGAGTCCGTGACCTCTTGTAGCTTTGTCGCGAGTTGATCTGACGGTATCATTGGCCCACAAGCCCAATAGGTTTCGTCGTAGGCACTACGCGGTCACGCGCGGTCCACAGGCGGTATGCGCGCCGGTATCCTACGGCCGTGCGCTCGACGCCATCCTCTCCCTGGACCTTATAGACCCGCTGCCCGACGTCCGGGTTGTAGCCGAGCGACTCGACCACTCGGTAGCGTTCGCCGCCGATCTCGATGATGCGCGCCATCAGACGGCGTCCGCCAGCACGATGGTCTTGATGATGTCGAGCGCCTCTTCCAGGGTGTCGACCCGGTAGTCGATGCACGCGCGCACCATCGGGTGGTTCAGGATGAACGAGTCCTCGGGGCACGCCACGACCACCGGGACCTGCAGGATGTAGGCCATGGCCAGCTCCATGTCCGTCCCACGGCTGATCGTCTTGGCATCGGTGAAGTTCACCAGGATCGCGGCGGACGTCTTCACGTCGTTCGAGTCCCGCTTCATGATGCCTTTGTCGGTGGCCAGGGCGTGCTTGAACCCCTCCGTCCCGATCTTGCCTGAAGCGCGCAGGAACGCCTTGCCACGGAGCGGGGAGAAGCCATCGATGCCGTCCCAATCGAGCTGCTGGGCCGCATACTCGCGCCAGTCCTGGCCCTCGTCGTATGTCAGGCCAGCGATCGGGCCGGCGAGGTAAACCTTGGGTCTCATTGGATCTTGCTCCTGATCCGGTTGATCCGTGCGATAGTCTCGGCGCGCTCCAGGCTGGCGGGCACCTGCGCCCTAAGATCGTCCGCCAGGTTGAACAGGACGTCCCGCGTGTCCCACAGCAGCTTCTCGAAGTCGTCCAGCCCCTTCTGCGCGGCCTCGAGGACGGGGTTCATCGCTTCACCCCGATCTGCGCCAGGGCCTCGCGCATCGCACGCTCCAGCGCGTAGGATGACCCGCTGCTCTGCAAGAGCGCGTAGGCGTCGAGCCGGATACGGTGGGTGACCAACTGACCGTTGTCGTATGCCTGCTCGGCTACGATGGTGATGGTCGGATCCCCGACTGGCCTGCAGTTTGGCACTACGCGGTCCGGCGTCGGATTCGCCGGCATGCCGGTGCAGTTCGCGATGTTGCCGCAGCAGGGCCTGAACATGCACCTGGGTATCAGGTTTGGCTGCGGATACTGCGGCCCCGGCTTCTCCTGCCGGCTCACCAGTTCACCTGCACCTTGAAGCCGACGCCGTCGACGCTGGCCAGTCCCACATTGAATCCGCGAGACGAGAAGTGGTCACGCAGAAGCTGCCCGCACTCGCGGTCGGGGGCATAGAACGTGAGGTTAGAATCCCCATCCCGAGCCGCTGACGCCGCCCGCTTGTCGAAGCCACTCACGGCGTCGTCGACGAAGGCATCCATGCGCTCCTTGAGGGCCTCACGGGTGATGGATCCGAGTTCGTATGGTGTGATCATGACCGGGAGATGGGGATCCGGCGCCGGGGTTTCAAGTCCTCGGTGAGCCGTCATGCTCGCGGGTGATCGAAACGTTGGCCCACATCGCGGCCTCACGGACCTTGCGCAGGACATACGTCCTGTCGGAACCGTGCGGCAGAACCCTCTCCAGGGTCAGGCACAGCTCGGCGAACGCCGTCCTGGACTCTTCCATGGAGTTGATCTGGGCCTCGGTTGGCTTGTGATAAGCGAACGTCGAGTCGTGCATTGGGCACCTCCTGTGCTGATCGCAGATATGGGGCCGATCCGGAAAATTCCAACCGAAAATTACAGAACCGTTAGAAATATCCCGGAACCCGCTGAAATTCCCAGGGGGTGCATGATGTGGCTTTGTCCTGGTGTGGCCGACCGAGCGACCTGGCGGCCGCCCCCCAAAGTCGCCCTACACGGCCGGGCAAACATGGATCGCGGTGGCAGCGCGCGATGGCATGACGCGACATAGGCGGACAATGTCTCCGCCCAATTGATGCGTAACCCATTGATATCGTTGAGCGTCGCACGCACGCACTGCGCCAGGATACAAGTCAGGATACAACTCGCAGCGTGCGCTCAATAGCATCGTATGTCCGATAATGGTTCTTGTCGGG